CTACAGATAATCTAATATCATCCGGTCCATCTTGTTTAATTCTACCACCTTTACCCCACATTAGGTAAGTTTCAATATCCGTTGCAATTTTAGATAAGTGAGCTGCTTCCATATTTGTAATGAAAGTACGTGTTAGAGTTCCATTTTCAAATGCATCTCTAGCACCAGCTTTACCCATAGTTGCTACAAGTCCTTCAATACTTGGTACTGATGGATTGTTTGGATCATTGTCAAAGTTTCTCCAGATTTCAGTAACAGGCACAGTACCATCAGCATTTAATCCGCCTTTGATCATTAAGTCTGCTCTTGAAGAAATTGAATAGTGTACGTGTGCTTCTGCTCCTCCTACAAAATTGTAGAATTCACGGAAACCAGAACCTGTTTCAATGTCAGAGAATCTTTCTCCGTACTCACCTCTTGCAGAACCTTTTCTGAAGAACTTTGTACCTTTAGCTAAATACTTGTTATCCAAGATAGCCGCATTGTTGTTGTTAACTAATTGAACAGTATAAACATAACCGTCACCTGCTGGGATAATATCATCAGCTGTGATGTAAAGTTCAAGTCCATTATACTTATCATAAGTAATAATGTCACCGTGTCCAAAAGTTCTTTTGTTAATTTTGATCTTAAATGTTGTTCCATCTACACCTTTAGTGGAGGAGCCTGGTTCAATATCCGCTACTATGTAGGGAAGATCTTGTGCAATAGGAGTTTGCCACTTGTACTCACCTCTAGCGTTATCCACCATGATTGTATTCTTTCCACCGAATGAAGCCATTTGATACAAAGGCATTTCTACCTTTTGGGTCATAGCCCATAGATCAATTGGTCCCATATCCATAGGCTCAGGGTTACCAAGCATTTGGGTAAGGTGATAAGAATCAACATGAGAACTAGCTTTGTAGCTTGTATCACGTAGGAAAATCCCATTATTTAAAACTGGAGTTGCCATAATTTTTGATTGTTTTTAATTGTTAATAATTGTTTTACTCTGTTTATATTTAATTTACTTAATTAAATTCTTTTAAATATGTTGTTTGGTCTTTGAATTTTTCTTTTTGAACTTTTCTTTACAGATTCTTTTTCTGCTTGATTAACACCTAATGATGCACCACCAATATTTGATTGTTCACTTTTCAATTTTCTAACCGTCTTCTCAACACTTTTTTGTGCACCTTTATCCATAATCTTAGCTTTATATCCTGTTGGGTCTTGTAAGAGCCACAGAGCTTCTGAGATTAATCCATAATTAGGTTCCACAAATTGATATTTTTCTAGCAAGTGTCCTAATAGATTAGTATTACGTCCACTTACTGATGGATAATTAGGTTGTACTAAACCATTGTATAACATGGCTTGAGTTTTTCTATCTACTTTGATATCACCTAATTGTCCTTCTTTTAATGTTTCATATACATTTTTCATGTATGCTTGAGATGCGTTCTCTTGTTGTTTCTTTTTAAGATCTTGTTCTTCAAGCTTTTGAGCAACAACCTTTTCTTGCATCTTATCAAGTTTTGGTTTGAACTTATTTGCTTGAGTTTCAAGTTTACCTAAGTCTTTCCAAATTTCTATTTCTTCTTGAATATCTTCTGCAGTTCCGTAACCGGTTGCACTTAAATATTCTGTGATTACTCTTTCTTGTCCAGTAACTGATTTAATATCAATACTTTTAGTTTCTTCAACTTGACCCAAAGTAGTAAACAATCCTTTTAAATCTTTACCACCATCAGCTACATATCTTGCAGCAATTTGTAATTCTTGTGGTAAGCTGTTAAAAAATTGCTTAGGAGTTTCACTTCTAACCTGTCTAGCTTTTTCTTCTAGATTAGCTTCAATTAACTCTTCCCAATCTTTAGCAGAATAATCTTCTAAATCTTTTTCATCATCAAAAGGAACAATCTTGTCATCTTTAATCAACTTACCAAATACATCTGATATACCGTTAATAGATTTTCTTCCTCTTCTTTCTTTTGTTTCAATTTCTTCTTCAGTTTCCTCTTGTCCAAGTTCACCAAAGATTTCTTCAACGCTATCTGTTGAAGTTTTTGTTTTTTCTTCTGCACCATCTTGAGCAGATTCATCTGTTACTTCTTCTGTAGCTTCATCCTTTTTTTCTGATTTTGCTAATACATCTGTTGCACCATCATCATCAGGATCAGCAAAAGTCATATCTGCTTTCTCTTGTAACCCTGAAAAAATATTCTTAGGTTGTTTGTCATCTTGAATCATATCAGCACCGCTTGGGGCAGCATTAAATATTTCATCTAAATTTACTTCTACATTTTGTGCTACGTTACTTTTCACAGGTTGTGTTTGTGTTGTTGTACTCATAATTATGTTGGTTTTAATAATTAATATCTTGTTACATATATAATATAAGAAATGTTTCTGTTATAACTACCAAGTTAAACTTAAAATATTTTAAGGATAGTGAAAGTTTTTAGCAGTATATAGCTAACACTACTTTTTATCCTTGTTATTTTTTACATCATACTTGTTTTTATTCTCTCTTGCAATTTGTAGTTTAGTATCAGCTATTTGTTTTTGAGCAGCAATCTTTTCTCTTTCAACACCCAACCTAGCATTTTCTTGAACAGATTTTGTAGCGCTTTCTTGACGTTTAAAATTCATCTGTTCCCTATACTGGGTAGTTTCTTTAATATCTTTCATAGCATCCTGGTAATCAGATTGTTTGTTTTCATTTAAATCAACCATAGAACCATATCCAGCTGATCTAATCTCAGCTAACAATACATCATTCTTTCTGTCCTTGTCATTCTCTGCCATTTCAACTTGCAACTTCTGCTGCTCTTCTTGTTGTTTAGCTTTGATTTGTTGCTCTTGCATTTCACGTTGTTGTGCCATGTCCTGCTCTCTTTGTGCTTGAACTCTTGCTTCAGAGTCTTTTAGTATATCTGATACTTCAGCTATATTATCAGCTTTAACAATATTACCAAGCTCATATATACTTGCTCCAGTAGTATTGTTAGTCAATGCCATTTGCTTTAAGTTTTCTAAGATAGCTCTATGGTTAGTCTTAGTAGTTGCAAATACATTAAAATCTCTAAGTAATAAATCTGTACCATTAATTGTAAAATTAACTTTCTCAGCCTCTGTAGATATATACTGTAACCTAATACTTGGATTAGTACTATAGTAATATTGTGCTAAATCAGTTCTCATCTGATGAATACGTGGCATCAAATGATCAGAGTGCTGTACAAAATACATCTCTGTTTGTGCATATGATTGTTGCATAGCTTGTACTACCCCTGTAGCCGTTTGAGCTGATACAGCTCCTCCAAGACGTTGTGGGTTAATACCTATAGCATCAAAACATTGTTGTTTGAAATAATTTGCAAGTTGAATTCTAGACATTAATCTACTAGTCTGCTCCATGTTAAGAGTTTGATAGTGATTAAAGTTAGTTGCATTCTCAGTATTAGTAATAGATGTATCAAGAGGTAGCATTTGAAAATCTTTCATTGCTACATATGCTTTAGCATAATTATTCTTACCCCAGTCTTCTCCCATTGAGTGACGTGGTAAAGCATTCTGATCAAACATTATTACTGTTCCTAATTCATCTATTAGAATGTCAGCAATTTGGTTATTAACCATATTATATCCAACTTGATATGCCTTCATTAAATCTACTAAAGATGTTGATCTAGTATTTCTATCTGAAAATACTCTACCCTCAACAGGCAGTTTACAGCCATATAATGAATTATCTCCTTTAAATTGAAAAGGTAGTCTACCTGGTTTAGTTCTATTAATACCTAAGTATATTGGATTTACATTATCACCCATACTAGACTGCCACATAGCAGGTAAGTTTGGTCCAATTTTTACACCACCCCAAACTTCATTAATCCATATCCAGTCTATATGTTCACCCTCTAGTAATGTTTCTTTTGTTTTTTGTTTAAATATAGAAGTGTCATATATGGCCTTTTTTGTTTTCTTAAAAGTCTCATCTATAATCTCTTGTGTTACTTCCCCATCATCTTCTATTTTTGTAAGATGACCTATTCTTCTTTGTGTTTTCCAATATATTGTAGCAACCCTCATCAAGTTACCTTCACCCCACATTGAAACATCTTCATTTTCATTTAATATCTCACTAAGTATATCTCCACCTGCTGCCGGGTCATTCCAATAATTAGATGTAAACTGTCTGTATGCTAATCCTGGTGCATTAGTATTCCATTCATGTGATCTTGTTGCATCATAGTATGCACCATCATTTTGATATCCACTTACTTGATACTGTGCAGATCTAGCAGGATATACTCTTTGTAAAGATTTTAATTGTTTTTCATCCATCAGATATCCGTATCTATCTACTACATCTGATACAGTCATTAAATCTACTTTACCTGCATAGTTAGAATCTGCTATATATCTTTGGTCTGGTGATTTTTGATAGAAAGTTAATACGGGATTCCATAACTCTACATCATAGTCATCTTCTAACATTCTAAAATGCCAAAATTCTCTATCTGCAATAAGCATATCTTGAAATCCTCTTTCCTCAAGTTCTTGCATTTTAAATCTTTCTTCATCTACTGCAAGTTGATGGGATGCCCATTCTTCTACCATACTTCTATAAGACTTACTAAAAAAATCTTCTATTTCTGGTAATGATTTTAAACCTTCTGGTGATAATTGTTTTTGTGCTTCTTCTGAGCTAGGGTCCATACCCATCTCAACCATCTTACTTACTAGATTAGCTTCTGCTTCAGATAACAATGCTTCTTCTATCTGAACTTTTTTAGCATCAAGCATTTCATTGTATGATGCATCATCTACAGCTCTAAATTGAACCTTAGAATATCTTTTAGCAAATTCTCCTGTAAGTACATTTATAACATTTGGTACAATAGGATAAAACTTTAACTCTAGTGCAGAATCATTTTCTGCTGTAAGGGTATCCATAAGATCTTTATATTCATTGTCTGGTTCAACAATGTAATCAGTCTTGTCAATAATCCCTTTAGCAAGTTTATAATTTTTAAGTAGTCTTCTAGAGTTAACACGTAAGAACTCAATACCTTGAAGTTCTAGCCAATCTAAATTCCATGCAGCCCAATCATCCGTTTTTTCTTTGTAAGGTAAAAACTGGATAGGCTGTGTTAAGCTAGAAAATGTAGGCCCGCCTTCAGCTTTAGCCCCATTCTTCATTTGCATTGCGTTTAATACTCTCATATCCTTTGTTCTATTTTATATTCTTGAATCCGGACCTTCTATTTTTAGAACTTCCAAATGCCTTGTTACGCCCTATATTTCTAAAAGGACCACTATACTTTAATTTACTCATTTTTTCTGAACTATCCAAAGAATTACCTTCTGATTCACGTCTCTTTGTGTAACCTCTATTTGATTGTTGTATTTTTACAAATGCTATTAATGCACCAAATGTGACAAGTCTATCTACGTTTAATCCAGGATAGTAAGCTAACATTTCTTTTAGTAACATAGGATCAGGAATTCTTTCTGCACCTAATGTTTGTTTCATTACATTACCATTTTCATCAAGCTCTTCATCAATAACCTCTCTTAAAAATTCTATTGCATAAGATATCAAATGACTTTTAAATAATGTACCTGTATTTTTCCAACCATACTCTTGATATACAGTTCTGTTTGATCCTAAATCTTTTAGAAAAAGTATTTGTTGTTTAGGTACAAGGTATCTTTGTTTTTTTCTGGCAATCATATGTTGAATAAATAATGATATATTATTTTCAACTATTGTCCAGGCATTGTACCATTCAATAATCATTTCTAACCTTTCATGAGTTTTGTTTATATCATCAAAACGTCCACACCATGCTGCTACAATTTTATCTTTTTCTATAAACTGTTCTATTTCACCTGATACAGTTGTTCTTGTTACTTCAATTGCATTTTTATATATAAATATACTACACAATGAATCAGAGGTTGTTGTTTTACCTTCTGAGACAGGATCAATAGAACCGTAGTATGCTCCAAAAGATGGGCTCTTTACTGGTCTTTCCCATACAACAATTGAACCTGTTTTATCAACTTCTTTTTTATTTACTGGAAATGAAGATATAGGTAATTTACTTGTACGTTTAGCAACAATACCTGTGCTATCTCTATCTAGTTCAATTAACTCATAAGGATATTCTTTTTCCTCAATTCTTTTTAATTGTCTAGATAATACACCTTGAGGGAATACTGATTCTTTTCTATATGCAAATGCTTCAGCAATATTTAAAGGTTTCTGAGATATTCTTAATTGAAATTGTTCTCCACTTAATTCATTTCTCCATCTATCTCTTTCTATATTTATAGCTACAATAGCTTCTTCAACTTGAGAGTTACCATAATCATCAATATAAGGTGGCATAGACCACTGTTCAGGAATAAACAACCCTGCCATACCAATAGTACCATCAGCGTCCATTAGGTTGGTCTCTACTGCATATATATCATTTGCACCTGGATTTAGAATCATATCTTTTAATGGACCACATTGTTCTAAATCACCAACTGAACCAGCAGCTATAAATTGACCTGTTGTCATCATACCTGAAGACATTGCAGGACGCAGGTACTCATAAGTCTGCATCATGTTTTTTGCAATTCCTGCTTCCTCATGAAAGAAATATGTACAAGGCCCCCCTACCCCTGTGGTAGCATTCTTTTCAAATGAAGCACCCTGTATCTTTGATTTAAGACCTCTTGATGTTTTTCTGTTGTTTACTTTGACTTCTATTTGCTGTTGCCATAATAATACTTTTTCTGGATTACTAGGTCTATACCATGCAGTATGTTCATTAAGAAATGTTTTGTATTCTTCTAAAAACTTCCAAGATCCTTTATCATTAATATAATCTTTTAATGAAGCACCAATTTTACATATAGATCCTTCTTCAAACCAATATTGATTTATGATTTTACCCATATGAAAATAAGAAGATGCTATCTGACGTTTTTTTAGTATAGCAACATGCTGATTATTTAATTCTGATATTACTTCATACAATGCCATATGATATTGTGCATCTCTTACTTTAGCAAAACCATAATGTTTCTCTTCTTTATCAAAGATAGGTAGGAAGTTTAACCACATATAGTAATCCCTAGTTAGGTACCAGGCTTTCCCTTCATCTTTGTATATTACTCCAACTCTACATTTATTCTTTTGATCTTCCCAATAAGCTGTAAAGTCTTTAGATCTAAAAGGAGCATTGATATAAAAACCATCCTTATTAAATGTTCTTGCTTCTTGATTAAATTCTAAAGCAATTTTTGTAAAGTCATACTTACCCGGTTCCTTAAATATAGATTCAAGATATTCTCTAAATTCTATATCCGAATCAAATTCAGTTGTTGTCCATAAACCTTTCTCATATGTAGGTATAACTCTACTCATATCTTATGATAGCATATACGTCTCCCACTTGCAATAATAAATGTTCTTCATTATGATGTTGCATTGGTGTTGGCATTGCATGATCAGCATATTGAACCACATCTCCTATTTGAATTTCTTTTACCTCATCTCCCCTTCCTACTACTTCACCTTGAAAAGTTTTTTTACGTGCCATCTCAGGTAATATAATTCCAGAGGCAGTTTTAGTCTCTGCTTTTATCTCCTTTATTAGTAACTTCATTCCTACTGGTACTACTACTTGATTTTTCATTCTTTTTATTTGTTGATTTATTATTAAATTCTGGTTCATCCCAATAACAAAAAAGCCATTCTGATTTTTTTTTATCCATTTAGATTTGATCATAAGCTAATCCAGCACCACCACGTACTGAACTTTCTTGTTCTTGTTGCATATCAGTAAACGCACCTTTATATGATTGTCTAATTTGTTCAAACTTAGCAGCTGCGTTAATCATAGAATTCATATTACCATCTCTACCGTGTTCAATAGGGGTTACCTCCATATACCTTGCTAATCTATCTAACATAGCTTTAATACCCACATAGGCTCTATAGGTAGGTGTTTCATACATTTGTTTACACATATCTATTGCATATCTTATCTTACCATCTTCTGGAGATTCTTCTAAGCCAATCTCTTCAATAATAATATCTTCTTTCTCATGTTCTGGAAGATTAAAGAATGGATTTAAATCTGGGTTAGGGCATGTCATGTAAAATAAGTATTGATATACTTGCATGTGTGTGTCTGGATACTTCTCCATTATACTCTTTAGAAATGGCAATGCATAACAGTGTTCTGTTAAAACAACCTTACTGTTCTGTATGTCAA